TGCTCAGCAGATGAGAAAGCAATTGATGAAAGAGGAAAATTGAATGAAGCTTCAGAACAAACCCCACACTGTCCGCGACATTATCGTCGTCGGCTTTGCGTTGTTTGCGATGTTTTTCGGCGCAGGCAACGTTATTTTTCCGCCGTATCTCGGCGTTGAGGCAGGTCCCGAGTGGCTCGGCTGCTTCTCGGCATACTTCATTGCGGACATCGGTCTTGCAATGTGCGCAGTATTTGCGCTCCTGCGCGTCGGCAGCAGCGAGGCCGTCCGGACGCTTTCACCGGAGCGCCGCCGCGATCCATACATAGCGGAATTGCTGGAGGCAGTAGCATTATGAAAAAAGAGGGCAAAAAAATAACGCCCATCGGCGGGCAACCGATGAACGTTAGGGCTGTACAACAGCTATTCACTACAAATAAATTATAGCAGTTGTACGGCCTTTTGTCAAGGCAGGAGGCCAAAAATGCGAGCAAAAAGAAGAATTTTCGCGGGTAGCGTATGTGAGCAGGAGGTGTATACCTTGCCGGATCGGACAAAGGACGTAAAGAAGGCAGAGCCGCGCCCACGGTTCAGCAGCGCGGAGGAATACGAGGACTTCAAGCAGCGGTTAGCCCGTCGAAATCATGCGCGAATGTTCAACGCGACATTTTCCCCCGCTTCCCTCTATACCACGATCACGCTGGACAACGAACACGAAGTACATACCTTCGCCGAGGCGGACGGGATCATAAATCCGTTTTGGCGGCGATTGCGGCGGTTAAATCCGGACGCGCAAATAGCGCTTTACCCCGGCAGAGGCAAGACAACGAGCCGCATTCACTTTCACATGGTATCTAACGGGCTGACCGAAGAGCAGATACAGGAGAAATGGGACGGCGGAACGATCATTCGTATTGAACACTTGCGGGAACACAATTACTACAACGGCGTGGATCACGGGCGGGATTATACAGGCCTTGCAAACTACCTTTTCGACCATTGGACACCGGAGAGAGGGACGCGCCACCATTACAAGGGTACGCGGAATTTGTGCCAGCCGGAGAAGGAAGCGGCAACGGAAGCGAAGCGGGAGTATTCCGAGAGCAAGCCGCCGCGAGCGCCGAAGGGTTACAGGCTTGTGGAAGCTAAAACGAACCGTTACGGCTATATGTGCTTTAAGTACGTTCGCAGCGAGGACGCGGCGGAAGCGCCGCCACCAAACAACCGGAAACGGCCTCTAAAATGCTGATCGCGGATCAGCGTTGAAGGCCTTGTAAATAAGTAAGGTTCGATAACCAACACTTTCTTTGAAGATGATTTTTTGTTTAATTCCCCGTCGCCTGCTTTAGATAGATCACGAAGGCGGCGAGCCGTCAAGAGGAGCGTGGAATACCGGAGCGGCGCAACGCGGCGTGAGGATATGCCGCGAAAGCCTCTTTACGGTGAGCTGCCGGAGTGATAGAAGCAGGACGGCGGCGGGGATAACAAAAAATCATCAGAGGAAGCACATAGACACGCAGACAGCAGCACGCCCGCAGGCGTGTTCAATTCCTTTGAGCCTGTCCCCCTCCCAGCGGGAGGGGCGGAGGGGTGGGAGAAAAAGCAGACAGAAAGGAGAAACGAAAATGTATTTCAGAGTATGCCCGCATTGCGGTTGCGCCCTTGATCCTTCGGAAAGTTGCGATTGTCAGCAGGAACGGAGGAACGAAGAGGAAGAGAAAGCAGCGGAGCGCCGGAAGGAGGACAAAGACGCGTGAATATCTTTCAACGCATATTTGGGAGGGTAAAGCCTCCAGCACGGGGAACAAGCCGCGCGGAGATCATCGGCGGCGGGAATGCCTTTTCAGCATGGAGCGGTAACGCATACAGCAACGACATTTTCAGAAGCGCCGTTGACGCGATCGCCCGCAATGCTGCAAAGCTGAAAGGATCGCACATTATCAAGTATCGGGATCATGAACAGGTAACGGGCGATTGCAAGTTAAACCGTCTGTTACAGGTTGAGCCAAACCCGTATATGTCCGCCTTCGATATGCTGTACAAGCTGTTTACCCACTATTTTCTGTACAACAACGCTTTTGCGTACATTCAGAAGGACGAACGCGGGCAATGCGTCGCCGTGTTCCCGCTCAATCCGGTTCATGCGGAGTTTTTGAGCGACACGGGCGGGGCGCTATATGTGCGCTTCATCTTTTCCGGCGGGCGTGAAGTCATTTTACCGTATGCGGATATTGTCCACCTTCGCCGCAATTTCAACGGGAACGATATTTTAGGCGATCCGAACGACGCGCTTTCCCCCGCGTTGCAGCTTGCCCACGCGCAGAATGAAGGCATTGTTTCCGCGATCAAGACAGGCGCGAGCATTCGCGGCATTCTGAAACGCACACAGCTTGCGAATGCCGACATCTTGAAGGAAATGCGCGAAAACTTCATACAGGACTATTTGAACATCAACAACAACGGCGGCATTGCCGTTCTTGACAGCGCTGCCGAGTATATCCCGATCGACAACAAGCCGTATGCGATCGACGAAAAGCAAATGCAGGCCGTGAAAACGAAGATTTACGACTATTTAGGCGTTTCGGAAGCAATCGTAAACAGCAGCTACGACGAAAACCAATGGGCGGCGTTCTATGAAAGCGTCATTGAACCGCTGGCGCTGCAATTAAGCCTTGAATTTACGCGCAAGCTGTTCAACGATCGGGAAAGAGCCTTCGGCAATTCTATTCTGTTCGAGAGCGGGCGACTTCAATTCACCAGCAACGCGACGAAAGTAAACTTGATCCGTGAAATTATGCCTATGGGCTTGCTTACGGTCAATCAAGCATTGGAAATTCTGAACCTTCCGAGCGTTTCCGGCGGAGATCGCCGCATTCAATCGTTGAATTACGTTGACGCGGACAAGGCGGAGGAATACCAGCTTGCAAAGGCAAAAGCGCCCGCAGCGCTGAACGGTGATACCGGAGCGGGAGCGGACGGCAAAAACGGAGAGAACGGAGGAACGCAGGCATGAAGGAAATTAGAGTATGCGAAATAAGAGCGGACGCGGCGGCGGCAGGCGCGGCGAAGGTTCTTAAATTAGAGGGTAGGCCGATTGTTTACGATCAGCCCACCATGATAAACGATCCGGCAGGCGCGTTTATTGAAATTATCCGAGCGGGGGCGCTGGATCATGCGGACTTGTCCGACGCGAGATTGTTCTACAATCACGACTTGAACAAAGTACCGCTTGCGAGAACGCCCAAAACAATGCAACTGACGCTTGACGCGGCAGGGTTAAGCATGGTTGCGGAATTACCGGGCACCGAGGAAGCGCGAAGCGTTTATACGGCAGTACAGCGCGGCGATCTTTCCGGAATGTCCTTCGCCTTCAAAGTGCCGGAGGGCGGCGACAGCTACGACGCGGCGACAAATACACGCACGATCACAAAGATTGAAAAAGTGTATGAAATCAGCGTCGTTCCGTTCCCTGCTTATCCGCAGACCAGCGTTGAAGCGCGATCCGCTATTAACGCATGGACTTCTACGGCGGCGGAGAGGGCGAAAGCCATTATCAAGGCAAATTCAATTCTGCTGAAAGAGGTATAACGCTATGGCAGACGAAAACGGCATTGTTGTAAAGCCCGCCATTGTCAAGCAGGACGGGAATACAACAGAAATTGAAATCCATATCGAAAAGCCCGCCGAGCCGGAGCGGGAGCAGACCGAGGCGGCGGAGGCCGCACAGGACAAGCCGCGTAAATCGCTTACAGAAGTGCTTTACAGGCAAATTGACATCTTGGAGCGGGAACAGAAGAAAATTGCTTCCGGCTACGAGGGCAGCAACAACCCAAAAGCGGCGCGAAGTGAAAACCTTGCCTTCGCAAAGCAGATCACAGAAACGGCAAACGCCATTATTTCAATCAAACGGAGGAATACAAAATGAAATTCAAGACTATTGCAGAGGCTTTCAACCATTACCGCACTTCTACGCTGGAGGAAATCGAGCGCAGAGCGGCAGAGATCAAGAACATTGTTGCCACCGACGCAACCGCCGACGTGGACGCGCTCAATATTGAGCTTGAAGGACTTTCACAGGCAAAGCAGAATGTACAGAGCCGCGCCGCAGGCGGGCAGCAGAACAGTTTTAACCCCGTGGCGGGCGCGGGTATGACCTTCGAGCGCCGCGCAAGCTATGAGGCCACCGAAGGCGACGTATTCAACAGCGCCGAATACCGCAGCGCGTTTATGAAACGCCTGCTGGGGCGCAAGCTGAACAGCTTTGAGGAAGCGGCCTTCAATCGCGCCATGACCGAGCAGCGGGCGGACGCTTACGGCACTTCCGGCAACGTTGCGGCGGTTCTCCCCACGCAGACGCTGAACGAGGTTATCAGCAAAGCCCGCACGATGGGCGGCATTATGAGCGTTTGCCGTTCCTTCAATGTGCCTTCTAAAATCGCTATCCCCGTCGGTACTCCCGCCGCCGCTGCAAGCTGGCACACCGAGGGCGCAGCGGTTGACAGCGCAGCGCCCAGCGTCGCAACCGTTTCTTTCGACGGCTACGAAATTATGAAGGTGCTTTCTATCAGCGTCAAAGTGCAGAGCATGAGCATTGCCGCATTTGAAAGCTACCTTGTGGAAGAGCTTACTAATTGCGTGATGGCCTGCATTGCGGACGGCCTTGTAAACGGTACGGGTTCTTCGCAGGGTACGGGCGTTCTGAACGGCATTACTTGGGGCGATACAAACGCCTTTACCTTCCACAAAACAAACGGGCTGAAATATGCCGACGTTGTGAAGGTCGTTGCCGCGCTGAAAC